CTTATCTAAGCTCATCCTGGCTACTCCTTAAGTGTGGCTAACTTGGTTTTAATGTTACTAAATAAACTCGGCGGAACCAAGGGTTGAGGTCCTAAAATCGTATTAGTCCTGGCCGCAAGCAGCGCATCGAGCAGCTGATCCATTAAATCCAACAATTCTTCAGTACCATTGGTTAGGGCGAATTTCCCTGCCGGAGTCTGCCGGTAGGTCCCTGTGTCGTTTATAATCTCTACTTTCCCATCAGGGGATAGCTCGACGCTTGCCTTCTCATTATAAACAAATAGCTTCGTTCCATCAAACTTTTGAGGTGGCTCTGAGAACGGATATAAGCCAGGAACAAAGCAACCATCTGAGAGATCAAACTTCCTAGCAGAGTTGGGACTAATATTACCGCCCTGGATCAGCCAGAGATCAAGAGATCTTTCGCTGAATATGATAAGACCTGTATCACCTACTTTCGTCGGTAGAGAGATCCCTGCTAGTTTATTACGCGGAAATACGATAGGAACGTTTGTGATGACGGGGAGTTTTATTAGAGTCCCATCAATGAGCTTTCTTTGTAGCTCGATTTGAACGTCACCTTTAGAACCATCAACTTTCAGAAGTTTTCCCGGTAGAGCTGTATGGGTGTTCACAAGACGCTGCTCAATGGCGTTCTTTATGATTTGAACCATTGTGGGGGTTTCGTCTTGTATCTGATCCTGTCCCATTCGTAATCCTTACGCTAGATTTAGTTGATCTGAGGGGATGAAAATTACATTCCCTGGATCTATTGTTATAGTTGGGACCTCGGTTGCCTCAACAGTAATCATAAACGGCCCAGCTCTGGTGTCACCCTGATACTGTGCTTTTCTTACCCTATACACCCCACTAAGCAACTGGGATTCTAATTGAAATCTCTTTCCGGGTTTGAGAGAGGGTATCATTAAGCACTCTATGACAATACCATCGAATGCTTTGGTATCTTTTTTGGCCTTTTTCTTTATAGGTGATCCAATTAAACCAGTTTCTGGAGAGATGATAAAGCCTATTGAACCAGTGTCATCTGCCGCTTTGAGAGCTTGAACCTTGTCGTCCTGGATAGAGAATTCAACGTCCTCGTCTTCCTCCTCAGTTAACTTAGACATCACTTCCTCAACGGAACCACTGACCGAGAATCCATTCTCGAAGATCTTAGCCCCAAAACCTTTGAGGGTTTCGATTCCCTTCCCTATATCCTTCACGACTTCTCTCACGATCTGATCTGTAGTCGATCCAGGTGCAAAGGATTTATTGATATTTGTTTTAAGTGCATTCTCACCATCACCAAACTCAAAGGTAGTGATCCAGTTCGGTCCACGCTTCATTGAGGTAGCTCTCAGAACATCTCCTACAGCTAACTGCTCCAGTCCTCCTTGATATCCAACCTCAAGCAAAACAATGATATCTTTCTCTTCTGCCAAAGCCCTTGAATCGGCGTTCATATTGAAGATATCAATGGTGCCTTTATTAGAGGACGATTCTGAGTTCTTCTCGAAATTAAATACAATCTTCAGACCAGTGATGGCTCTCCCAGCCTGACCAGCTCTTCCAAAAGTTACTCTCGCATTTCTTTGATATAAAAGGCCCATTAGATAGCCTCGTCGTAAACCATGATTACGCTGGAGCCGAGATCTCCAAGACTGGGATCTACATTATCTTCCTCCAAATTAACCAGGAATAAGGTTCCCTGTGGAAGTAAGGGATCAAACTTGTGAAACTTCAATAGGTCATAATTCACCAGCATTGGGATGGCGAATATGAGTTCATTTTCAAGATCATCGAATATATTGAGCCTGAATCGTCCTGTACGTTCATTGAAATCAAGATCAAAAGTGTAGGTAACTGCATCGAGAGAAATCTTAAACTTCTGAGCAACAAGCTGTGGGTCAATAGGAATGATTCTAATTGCCATTAACTACCCCCCGTAATGCCAGCAGAATCAAAGATTCTCTTGAGGATGGTTTGATTTTTAGCATCAGTTTGATCATCACCTTCCTTAGAGTTCTGCTTACCTTTATTTGTTTTTTTGACAGCACTAGCGACCTTAGTCACAGGTAGGGCAATAGTATCACTAGAGACTAGAGTAATCCTCTGGAACGAAGCTGTGAAGACGAGTGAGTCTCCATTCTCCGCAGTTTCAATGGGGTTAAAGTTAGTGAGGATCATATTGTTATAGCCTTTAAGACCCGTAATGATATCTATTGGAATCGACTTATCGCGAAGCTCTATGATTGTGTTAAAGGCATCTTGAACTCTTGTCCCTGGGTTATTTAAAAGCTTCCCACCGAGAGTTGCAACGGCACCAGCAAATATACCACCCTTCAATCCTCCACCTATCCCAGCGGTCGTAGCAATGACTCCACCGATATTATTTAGGAGAGCTTGTTCGATGCCTATTGGAGCCTCTGAAATGGTTCCTTGAATAGTTAGTTTCTCCGGTTGGATCTCAACATGATCTGTAATTATCGACCCATCCTCTACGGGATTCGTTGTAGGTGTTTGCTCGTATTGATGAGAGATTTCCGTCGCTGCGTCAATAATAAGCAGTTGGCGGACCTTTCGATCCTCACCGAATGTAGCTGGGTTGAGGGGAGCGTTAAACTCCACCTTCTTTGGTTTGTTAAAGAGTAGACTTAGAATCGCCATTAGAACTTTGCTCCTACCGAGAACGCTCTCTGAGTTTTTCTAGCTTCCCTGTCAAAATGTTCAACAACACCTTTCTGAACTGCCGTTCCAACGAGATCTGGATTCGTCCCCTCGGGAACAGAGATATTAAAGGTTTGAGAGCCAATTCTGATTTCTCTAGTGAAGACTTTACCCGCATCTTGCTCGGCTTGAGCCTTAGCACCTAGAGCCCCTTGGCGAAGGGTAGATCTTCTTCCCAAACCAACACTCTCAGCAAAAGAGAATTCTTTATCCGCATTAATTATAGGGGCAAGGAAATCCTTAAACCCGCCTTTTATAGCCTCAAAGGCACCCGCGAAATCTCCCTGCGATAATGCTCCCAATGCTCCAGCAAGAGCGCGTACGGTAGTTAGTATGGCTCTCAGGGGTGTTAAAGCGATGATTATAAAAGCCCTCACGACTTTGCCCATTATTGGGAAGGACTTTTCAAAACTAGCTTGAAGGTCATCAAGACCTCTTATAATAGCACCCGTTAGTGAATCCTTGCCTGTGAAGAATCCCTGAATATCTTCTAGAATCAATCCCAGGGCCACAAATGCAAGTCCAACAAGAATCGGAAATGCTATGGCTTTAATCTGAGCTACCAGAGCTGCGTTCCCCATAGTTTTCCACGCCAGAGCCATTTTACCCAGTGTGATAATAACGACACCCAAACCGAATAATAATTTAGCAGCAAGAAAGAATGCGAAAAGTCCTACTACGATCTTCAGAGCACTACCAAGACCACCAAATACAACAGTCATCCCACGAACAGCATCAGTCATACCTCTGAAAAAGAAGATTAGAAACTTGATCACAGCGAGCATCCCTAACATGAACTCGCCTATATCCTGTTTGATCATTTCCTCATTGGCTTCTATCCAGTCGATAATCTGAAGTGCCATTTCTTTAGCGGCGGGAAGGAGTTTCTTACCAATATCAATAGCAATTATATTAAGAAAATCTAGTAGATTGGAGAGTATGCCGAGGAATGATTTCGATTGCTTAATCATTAAATCAGCGAATCGTCCAGATCCCTTTGTCAGTGATTCAAGAGCTTTTCTAACATCCTCAAAACTAACTTTACCCGCCGAGACTAAACCAAAAACAGCGGATTCTGCTATCCCTTGTTGTTGCGCTATGATTTCAAGTAATGGGACTCCAGCCTCAGTGAACTGCCTTAATTCTTGACCTCTTAATTTGGTCGCTGCTCTAACCTGTCCAAAGGCAAGAAGTAATTGTGGTAATTTCTCTCTACCAACACCCGCGGCAATGTTTCCCAAAGTAGATAGAGTAGGGATGACTTCTTCCATGGAGAAACCAAAGGCGAGGACTCTTTTTGATGCCTCAATAAGATCGGGGAGCTGGAAGGGTGTTTTCCTAGCAAATTGTGTTATGTCCTTCAGGAGCGTCGCTGCTCTCTCGGCTGAGCCGAGCATGGTCTCGAAGGCGATTTCCGCCTGTTCAAACTTCCCCGCTTGCCTTAGAAATATTCCGAGGCCAGCGGTAATACCGACCATCAGAAAGGCTGTTTGACGTAGAGAGGACTTAATGGCATCAAAACCAATAGTCAAAGAACGCTTGAGGTTCTTTATATCCTTCTCCATTTTCTTCAACGCTCTGGTATCAACCCTGAATCCCCATTGCGTTAGAAGCTGTCTTACAATCATCGCAACCCCTACTTTTTAGCTTGCTCTTTCTTAGTGTAGTACTCTTTCATCTCAGCTACAATATCTATCGCCTCCATGCAATCTGCCCAGTCGTCCATGGACCACCATTCTTCCATCTCT